TTGAGGGTCAACATTAAATGGTATCATGCGAGATATACAGCTCTCTCTATTTGTTATTATCTCCACAGGTATTGATGAGTACTCATTGCAATACGGAACACTTGTGAAGTAGGAGATAATTTAAGAGAATAACTATAAATCCCACGAGTGCTGATAAGCATTGTCAAAGTAGGGTAGGTTACTCTCTAAGAGTATCTATAATTACTGAGTAATCGATTATCAAGTAACTTTAATAAACTAATTATAGATACTCTATTTATTTAATACTCTTGGTGAAGTTCCTGTTACTGTAGTGATTTGTAATCGCACATGTACAGTTTATAAACAGCTTAATGCCTACTAGAAACTACAGGAAGGTAGGAGCCATGAGTATATTATTAAAGGAAAAATAAATGAGTATAAAAATATTAGAAGAAATGTTAGAAGATGTAGAAGATTTAATATCAACACATGATAGAGATGCTGCTAATGGAGAAGGAGTTAAAGTGTATGAAAGAATTACATTATCGGAACTAAAAGATAGAATTAATTTATTAAAAAAATTATTAGAGGAGAAATAAATGCCTGATTGGGTTACAGAAGAATTTTTAAAATGGTTACGGCAATGTCCTGAACAGCAGTTATTACTTGGAACTGATG